CAGCACCCCACGAATATCGTTTTTAAAGGCTTCAGCCTGATCTCGGATAACCGGGTGGCAGTTGCCGCCCACCGACACAATCTTGTTCAGCGCCTGCTCTGCCAGCTCTTCAGGCGTAAAGCCCCGCCCAGACACCAGCGTTGCCTTGATCTCGCCTATTTCTGCCCCACCAAACGCGCTAAGCATTGCCTATCTTCCTCTTTATTTGACCATCACGGTATGCGTCTCCACGCAGTTTACCGTCACCAACTTGAATAAGCAAAGTGAGTGCCTGTACGTACAACTTCTCGTACAACGCCACCATGTCAGGCTCGCCCTTCTGGAAGCGTATGGCTTCAACCAACGCGCCGTTAAGCAACGCAGAATCAAACTCATCACCAAGCCACGTGGTGCCGGCCGTCACAATAGACTCTGGGTAGTACGAGAAGTGAATCTCGGAGTTGTAGTTTAAGTTGGGGGTCGGGCCAAGAATGAACGTATTCTGGTCAAACACCGCGTAGTGCTTGGGCTGTCCAGTGTCAGTTGGCCCGGGGTATGCCTCCCGTATAAAGTTCACGTCTTTGTTCAGCAAGTAGTAATAGTCGCCGTCGGCGTCAATAACCGCCAAAGAGTAGACGTACAACATGCCGGTGGGCATTGTTAAATACTTGTTGCCCGAGGTCAGCGAACCTGTTTGATTCTTACGAAACGCAGGCAGCTCTACCGTTGTGTAGATTTTTTGCTCTGCTTGTTGAGTAAACATAGCGAGCTGGTCTGCTGTGAACGTCTGTACGCAGATGTCTTCTATGTTTTGAGTCAGTTCGCTGTAGTTCACGGTTTACCCCTTACGCCATTGGGCCACGAGCCATCGTGCCTTTGGTCGCTGCGCCGTTACCGCGGGTCTTAACACCGCTGCTTTTTACATCAATCGGCTGGTTAACGGTGTCTACTTTGTACACCGTCGGTATCACCGGCATTACAACGACTTTTGGTTCCTTGGTGCTGTTCTTCATGTTCATCTCCTAAGATATAACTATTCTTACGTAGCCTACAGTGCCGCCAGAGCTTACCCCAAGTACCGGGAGGATCAACGCTCGCTCTTCTGGGAACTCGTTAAAATCAGGTCTTGGGTTTCGCAGTGCCTGCGGGTCATCTACAGGAAACTCACCCAAATGCAGCTGCGGGTGATCCGGGTTCCAGCACTCAGTGCACGCCATGACGTTGGTGTTTCTGCCTTTAACAATCAGCTCTCGCAGCTCTCTTAGCTTGTAAGGGAACCCGCATACATCACAGATTGATAGCGACTTTTGACCTGAAGCATACCGGCTGCTCATGGCTACCTCGTATAAAACATACGTGGTACGAAGCGAACGGGTGCTTTCTCACGATCTTCGCCCGCCGCCAGTTCAAACTGACGCTCGTATTCTGCCTGAATCATCGGTACACGCGGCATCAAAGCCGGGTCTTTCTGCGCAATGTAGTACGCCAGCCCCGCCACCAAACATGGCAAGAACCGGAAGTTTACATCGGGAGTCTGCACACCACTGCCAGCGTCTTGAATCCTGCGCATCCGCCAGTACTTAATAATGTAGTAGGGGGCGTTAATCGTACCTTGGTCTGGCACAGGCCACAGAGTGACCGTGGGGTTATCCCGGGCGCGATCAATATACAGCTGAATCGGCCGACCTTGGTTCAGTTTATTGGGGATAGTGGAGTAGGTAGAAACGCTTATCCGTGAGATGTTCAGGTCTGACTGAGTAGACGCATTACCCGCACCGGTGCGCACAACGTGCTCAAGCAGGTCTATAGTGTCGGCCGGCAGGTTGTACGTGGCAACACCCTGACCGAGGTTTATCGTGCCTTCCTCAATCGTCCACATGTTAAGACCACGGTTCTGCCACTCAATAGTCAACAGATTCATCGAACGGCGTGCAGTTCTAAGGTCGTACCCCGAACGCATTTCACGTCCAGCACGCTCCCACGCCTCTTCCGCAATCTCGGTGAAGTCTAGGTTAAACGCTGTGGTGCCGGATGTGGTCACGCTGTGACTCCTTGTAATGCCAGTCCGATTTTAATCAGTTCTTCACAAGTGGCATCGCTTTTTATTCGGTTGGCTCGATGGCTGATTACCCACACATTATCTTTTACATACCCCTTGCTGGAGTCAATGCGATCTATCGAAGGATGAACATCAACACTGTCGGAATATGAATCTAGTTTAACCCCCAAAAGGGGACAAAACTCCGGCACATGTAAATCCGCTACCGTAATTGAAAACTCCATGCCTTTTTTACGGCTTCTTTGTTTTGCAATATTAAACAAGTAAGCCTCCGGTCTACGCTTTCTGCGGGTTATCCAAGGTTTTGTTTTTGCCGCATGTTCATTGCACTTTATACGACGCGCAACAAGCTGCTCTTCTGTCGCGTTTTCCCATTTAATTTTATAGGTACTATGCTGGTAAGCCTTTGTTCGTGCCTTTATCTTTTCTTTGTTTGCTTGATAATAAGCAGCCATGTATTCTTTTTTATCAGTAAAAGGTTGCACAGATGTTGCCATTACCTTTTCCTCTTCAGCGGGTCAACCCGTTTGGGCGCCCCAGCTGGTTGTCCCAAATTCTTCTTTTGGGCTATTCTGGACTTTTTTTCCGCCGCAGTCATTTCGCTTGAGGTTTTCGGCGTTTTCTCGGAAACCCGCTTGCTCGGTCTACAGTAAGGCGTGCCGCGTTTTTCACCTTCTTGGCGACCACACGCCTTGCCGGTGCGTACATCTTTCCAGTCTTCTTTGAACCAGCGCTTTAACGACGCACCTTTTTCAGTCTTGCGAACGGCCATTTTAGCCGCCTCGCTTACGACATTTGGCAATCGCACCAGAAGCGTAGGCTGATGGGAAAACTTTGTATTGTGCCTTCACCTTATTGTAGCAGGCGTCTTTGACGGTGCCGCCTTTCTTAAAGGAAGCTCCCGGCTTTTTATCGGAGGCAACTGCCCCCATCCCGCGACAGGGCATCATACTTAGACCATCTTGCCTTTGGTGTGGCCCTTAGCAACTATACCGTCAGCGCGAGTTACACCGCCTGCAGCGTAGCCTTTCTTCGCCATACCACCAGCCATCATTTTCTTGGGGCCGCAAGCAGAGCCGCCTTTAGCCATTTTCTTTGTTGGGCCAGAGCCTTCCATGTCCATACGCTTACGTGGAGACATCATCTTCATATTCATCATTTCTTTGCTCCTTTAGCTTTACGCTTATCGGCATTGTTGAATTCTTTACCAACTGACTGTGGAACACCCACCTGCTTAGCAAACTTCGGATTGTTCGCCACTGCGGCCATGAACTTTCGTTGTCGTTTGGATACAGTAGGCATGATCTACCTCAGCAATTCCAAGCCCGCAGGCTCTTATTTATCCGACTGTTTGGGTCACTGGCGGTCTTACTGCTCGTGTTCTTGGCCTTCATCCCTTTCATTCTGGCGCAAAAAGACTTTCGTCTGGCTGCGTCTTTGTCGGTTTTAGGCTTTGGCGCAGGGGGTTTAAGGTTCATACCCTGAGCTTTTGCAGAGGCGCGACCCTTGGCGTTTAATCCACCTTTAGGGTCTTTGCCTTCCTTACGAGTCCACGCTGGTGATTTAGCCACAGAACACCGTCACACTTGTGATTTCACTTAGGGTCATTACCGCAAAATCTGTTCGATTACTGCGAGTGGTTAAGATACCTTCCCCCGGAATAATAATGCTATCGGAGAATGCGGTGCCTGTCGGGGTATCTACCTGCAGTAACAAAGAACCACTAGAGCCGTTCAGGTTAAACTTTATTGACCCCGCGGTTGCGGTTGCAACGTAGTACAAGCCCTTGATCCGCGTACGGGGGAGCGCCAGAGAACCAACAGAACCGATCTTCACGTTGCCCGCAGAGGCACCGCTTGCCGTGATTCGACTCACCACCGTGTAGAAGTTAGCCGACGTAGCCACACCGACGTTAGCACCGGTCACCACTTCGGTCGTATTAGCCCCGGTCAGATCACCGACCTTGATACCGACGATGGTAAAAGTAATTCCAGCGTCGTTACCGGCAGATGTTATGCCAATCTTATACCCCGTGCCGTACGGTGACACACTGGTTGTCAGCAGGGTCAAAGCACCAGCGGCTGCAATAGACGCGTTGGTGCGAAGAATGTCGTCATCCGGGGCCGAGTTTATCGCCCAAATATCATATTGCATGACTTACTCCTTGATGAGACCCTGTAAGATCATCGCTTTTCGCGCAGCTGAGCCCACGGCAGGCAGCTCAACAGGCGTAGGTGCTTGTTCCTTGGTGGTCTTTTTGGCCGGTTTTTTAGCCTTTTCGACGTCACTCATGGCTTACTCCTTAGCGGGTTTGTGTCCCGATGATGTAATCCAACGTGGTTACACGTGTGCCGCTGGCGGAACCAGACACGCTCATGGCTGCCATCGTCAGGTTTTCGTCATCAGGGATGTTGGTGGTGTGCTGGGCAACTTGTCGGCCGTTAACGAAGAACGTCACGCTACCGGTGTTAGCCACGTTAAACGAGAGAACGACGTACGTGTTGTCAGCCAAGTCCACACCAGAGTCGGTGGAAGTCTCAGTGCCGTTCTTCTCAGTCTTGCACAGAATTGACGCGTTGCCGTCGTTCACTTGGAACACGATGCGGTCAGTTGCAGTCAGCATTGCTTCGGGGTTAGTTGCAAAGTTCAACGTCAAACCAACACAAATGTCAGTCTGGTCAGCGTCGTTGCATTTGATGCGGGTAGAGAAGAAGATGCCAGTGTTTGCAGCTACAGCAAATATCTCGTTGCCCTGAATGGAAGCGCCATCGTCGTCAGTTGTAGCAGTAGATGTCAGAGCCAGCTCACCACCAACAGTGTCAGCCACGATACCCACGGAAGCACCGGTGTCTTTGATCACAGTCCAATCATTGGTGGAATCAAACGCCACACCAACGAAGTCGTCCATCAAGGAGAATACAGCAGGGTTGACGCCAATTGGCATCTCGGCCATACCAGCGAAGTAAGCGTTTGTGTTTGCGCCAGAATAGAGTAACGGACCGGAGTAATGAGTAGCCGACATAATGAAATCCTCACATGCGAGTAGTGCGCTTCAGTCTGCATGTCGTCCGCCCGACCGGTCTGCAGCGCATAAAATGTTTCGGGGTTACGTGCTTTTTACGTTGTTTTGTCCTTGTTGTCAACGCGCAAATAAAAAGGGCCCCGAAGGGCCCTAGTGGGTCTCTAGTCAACTGACCCTTACTAGACTTTACGCTGCGCCGGGGCTTCCGAAGATTCCCAAACTGTCGCTCACTCCGAAGCTGTATCGCTCACGCGCTTTGTAACGAGCGTTGCCCGTGTCAAAGTCGGCGTCCATTGAAGTCTGCATCGGGGTACGGACGAAGTGCTTCAGACCGTTCGGGATGTCAGTCATCAGGAACCATGCGTTGTTATCAGTCAAGTAGTTGTTGACTGTGTAACCACCGGGGATACTTCCCATGGCTCGCATTGCGTTGATGTCGTTGTCAGCAGTTGCCGGACGCAGTTCAGTTTCGAGCAAACGAGTTGCAACGAACTGCAGCGAGGGCGGAACAACCAACTTACGTGGCTTAGCTGCAATCAACAGACCACGTTCGTCAGTCCACGCAGCGATCTGAATTACCGCGGCTTCCAAAGAAGTCTCGTTCAGGTCTGCAGGAGTTGCCGGGGTGTTGCTGTTGGTGCCGCCAGATACCAGCGGGTGGTCAGTAGCACACAAAGTTTTACCGTCACCGTAAGTTACGCCTGAGCCAGAGAACGCGTTGTTCAGAATGGCAGCAGCTTTAACTTGCTTGGTGTACGCCATGGCACGAGCCAGCGCTTTGGTGTAACGAGTAGACAGTGAGTCATACAGGTTATCTTCCACAGCTTCTTCAGTGATGGAGAAGCCCATTGCGATGGTTTCGTGAGTGTAGCGAGCGGTAAACGCTTCTTGCGCATTGTCATACGCGATGGCTGAGCCTTCGTTTTTAACGGGGGCTGCACCAAAACCTGACAACTTGGTTTCTTCTTCAAATGAACGCTCTGAAGTTTCAGTTTCAAAAATCTGAGCGTGTTCATCGTTGTATCGACCGTACTCCATGCCAAACAGAGCATTAAGCCCCGGAAGCAATTCTTTGAGTAATTGGGCGCGTGAAATAGCCATAGTCGCCTACTCCTTATATTCCGGTGTTCACAGTCATGCTGTGGAAGCCGAGGTTGATTTTAACCAGAACGTCCGGAAACGCGTCTGACACTGGTGAAGCAAAACCCAAAATACGGAAAGCTGCAGGAACAGTAACAACCGTTGCATCCAGAGCGCTCGTAGAGTTACCGGTAGTTGTATTACCAGTAGAAGTACTTTGAGCAGCAGCGAAGAACGTGTTCGTACCAACAGCTGCCTGTGTGGCAGTGCCATCAAGCTGAGCTTGGAACAATACCATCGGGTCATCCACAACAAACGCTTGGACAACACCGGTTGTACCGGATGGGTAAAACTGACTGAAAATCACCTGACCTTGAGTATTAACAAATCTGCAGCCGACGAATACGCCAATTGCGCCTGTAACACTGGTTGAGCCTGTGGGCCAATCATTAGTTGTTGCATCAGCACCGGTACCGGTGACGATGGCGATGTAGCCGTTAGCATTAATGTACACCACACTTCCGTAGAAGATGTTGGTGTTAACACCAGCCGGATCAATCAGAAACGTAGAGTAGGCGCCCGCGTAGGGCATCCCGTCTACACGCTTAACGGGACGAAGCCCGTATGGTGCGGCAGTTGTAGCCATGATTAACTCCTAAAATTATCCTTTACCGAAAGTTACCGTAGTTTTTCTCTCATTGAAGAGAGGCATCCTCGGATCGTTTTCCCGCATAAGGTTCTGGTCCACGGCGATCATCTGAGACCTAGTTTGGTTCGTGTAATACTCATTACGTTCCTTAACCAGCTCGACGGGCGCTTTACACAGCAGCAATCCACCAATCACAACATTATCCTTAAAGCGTTCGTTCTCAATGCTACTCAGGAAAATCTCTGGGTGGTCTACTGCTCGCACGGGTTCCCAACCTTCGCGGAGTTTGGAAGAGACATTGATTGCATCAGCCTGACCTCGGGTACTTACGCGGACCCAGTGAAACGTATACCCAGCTTCCGGATTCGGAGTGGGCAGCACTTCGGGTCTACGCCACGCCGACTTGCGTTGGGTGCGTTCACGTTTTTCCAAGTCTCGGTCTAATCTGTTATCAGCCATTATGTTCTCCTCAATAACGCAACCTGTTTGGCGTAGTCTGCAAGTGATACTCCCATCCTCTTGGCTACAGCGATTTGTGATTCGCTTAAACGCACCTTTATCGGTGCTGTGCTCCGCGTAGCGGGTGCGACCACATTTGCTGCTTTCCGTACTTTCTGAGGTTCTGGTGTATCCTCAATATCTTCATCGAAGTTCTCTGGGAACAACTTTCGCATACGAGTATTTACTTTCTCGTAGTATTCATCCGAGCGAGGGTCAACACCCTCTTTTACTAGCTTGCTATGGTATCCCAGTGCGTACGCTGTCATCTCGTCGTCACTACCGAACCACGTATTTTCGTTTCTCCAAGCCTCTGCTTTCTCATCCCGCGCTACTTGCGGCTGTTGGGCAGGGGGCCTTTGCTGCTGTTGTACATTATTGCTTTGGCTTTGTAAAGCAGTGTCCCCAGCCGTAGCTGCGCGGGGTTTAAGGCTACCTACCTTATCCATACGCATTTGAGCAGAGTTAAGAGCTTCTTGAGCGGCAATAATAGCGTCAGTGTCCCCGGAATCGTACGCTGTTTTGTACTTTTGCCGGGCATTCGCTAACTCGTTCTGCACCTGAGCTTTGGCAGACTCGATCAGCGCATTGTGTCCTTTATCGACTGAACCTTTGAGCTGCTGATTCTCACTGAGCAGCGCTTTGGTGTATGTCTCAAGGGCTTCACGCTCACGCAGGGCTTGTTCTTTTGCCCGTCGTTCGTCATGAAACCCTTTGCTAAAGTGCTGAATTCGTTTTTTAACCTTGTCGGAGTAGTTCTCCAACTCTTCGTCGGTAACCTCTTCGGGCGGAGTAGACGGCTTTTTGTTACGGTCCCCGAGCGGTGTGTCGTCAATAACTTCTATTTCAACGTCATCGACTTTTAGCGTTTTCTTTTTCTTACCGATAGTCACCCGGCCGACAGCGCCTTCAATTTCAAGACCCGGCTCGGAAACTTCTTGTTCGACATCAATAACCGCCGCCGCTTTTGCGTCGGGGTCTGGAAAGTCAAACTCTACCTGTTGCATTGGCATAGCTCACTCCTTATGCACGAGAGATGGCTCTCGGGTTGGGTACAGTAGCTTGGACGGAATCGTCGTTCATTAGACGGTACTCTTGCGTACCGATCTTAAAGCGCGTGCCAGTGTTTGCGCGGAACATTACATAGTCCCCCGGTTTACACCACGGACCAGCGGAGAAGCGGTCTTTGTCGTTATATGCCTGATCGCCCATGTCGAGAACCAAACCTATAGTTGAGAGTATGTATTCCTCTCGGACCGTTTTATCTGCCTTCAACAGCGAAGTTTCCCCAAATGTTTCTTCCACATTGGGTAGCGCAATCAAGATGTGGTAGCCCGTTGGCTTAGGGATGGCAGCTTCTAACTCCGCTTTTTCCTTTTCCGCTTGTGCTATCTTCTCTTTGCGTTGTTTTTCAAGTTCAGTCATCTTCATTTTCCATATAGTTTTTCGCAAGGTCTTTCAGTTCCCTTCGTGCTTGAGCTAGACCCCGTATCACTCCGCACACTTCTTTATACCCCTCGAAGGTTTTAGCCCCACCAGCGGTTATAAATTCTTCTTGGTTTTGCTGGGCAACAGCCAGCCTTTCTTCAAGCACGTCAAAGACGGTTTTAGCCATGATGTGTTACTCCCCCATACGGATACGGGTTAAAACCGCAAGCGCGTTTGCTAGGTTTAATGCTGCTTGAGAGGACTTCATTGCTTCGTTAGGCTCCTCTACTGCTGCATCATGACTAAGGCAATACATCGCCCTGATCATTTCTTTTGTTACGTCGTCGAGATAATAATTCTGCTCTTCATTTATATGCTCGGGGTTACGATTTACATTTCTCATAGGGTTCTAACTCCTGTGATTGTTGTTACCTCTGTAGAGGCGGGTTTGTTTTTACCATATCCATAATCGCCTTGGCTTCATCCAAGTTCTGTCGTGCATCAGCCTGATCTGTCATGGCCGCTATGCGGCTGGCCTCCAGCGACGCAGTATTCTGGGCTTTCTGGGCATCCAGCGTCAGCCTTGCTGCGGCTAACTGCGCGTCCGTCTGATCTTTCTGGCCTTTGCGCTGCTGTTCCGCGGCTTTAAGCTGCAGTTCTTGCATCTGCATTTGCATGATCGGGTCTTGCGCCTGCTGCTGCGCCTGTTGCTGGGCTGCTGCGGCTTGCTTCTGCTGGGTGTTCTGCTGCGCAGCTTCGGCAATCATGCTCGCCAACTTAACTTCCAACTCTTCAGGCAGCTCGGCGTTGGGCGCCGGCAACGGTGCACCCAGTGCGTTTTCAATCTGCTGACGGTACGAGAACGCAACGTGCTCGGCTATGTGCGCCATCAGCGCCCCCATAATCTGCTGCGCCGCGGGGTTCTGCCCGATAAACGCTGCAATCTGCGGGTCCTGCATAAACGCTTGGTGTGTGGCAATGTGCGCGTCTTGGTCTTGGTAGATAAACGCCTTCATCGGCTTGCCAACCAGCGCGTTCATGTTCTCACTGACGGGGTCTGTAGGCTTCAAATCATCCGTTGTCGGGACGAGCTTGTCCGCGTTCTTAACCCCCAGCACCTCGATCATCTGCCGGTGTAACTGAGGCAGGTCGTATATCTGCGGGGCTTGCTGCGCCATCTGCAGTACGGCTTGGTACTGAACCACACGCTGAGCCATTGTGCTGCTGTTAGGATCACTGACCGGTATGACGTCCACCACGGCGTAATCTGTCTGCTTGGCACGTGGCTCCCCACGATCAGGCACGTAGGTGTACTCATCTGGAGCGTACTCGGCAATGATCGCTTTGAGGAGCTTAAACTCCTGTTTCATCGCGTAATGTACCCGGGACTGCACCGCAGCCATGGGCTTTAGTGTCCGTTCGAGCAGGGCAAGGGTGGTTCCAACCGGTGCGTTAGCACTCATGTCGGAGATATTCATGTCGGAGATCGCCCCGAGACGCCGACCTTCCTCAGTTATCTGGTTCAGCAGCGCGAGCAGCGTCTGGCTCGGCTCTTTA